TCAACCCCTGACGAATTTTTTCGCTCTAGGCGGAGCTGATCTAGAGCAGAAAGGAAGCACCCTATGCGCATCCTCGCTGCGGGTCGCGTCGGACGTTGGGCATTCTTGTTCGCGTTCCGGTTCGGTCGTCTCGCATAACTTCACGACCATAAAGAAGAGGCCGTCCATTCCGGGCGGCCTCTTTGATTTTAGGCAACACGGCGAGCAGCTCGCTCTTTAATCCAGTCGTCTATTTCACATTCGATCCAGCCGACTCGGTTCTCACCGAGCGGCACGCGCTTTGGAAACTTACGTTCGGCCTCAAGCGTGTACAGGTGACGTCGGGTGTATCCAATCCCTCGCATCTCTTGCAGATCGCAATAACGAAGCAGCTTCATCGGTTTCTGATTATCGTTCGCGGCAATTGGCATTCTCAAAATGTCTCCTCTCAAAATGAAAGCCGCTCGCGCTAAATCGCACGAGCGGTAGGCAATCGAGCTTGCCTCTAACGTTGGCTCCACGCCGGTTCTAAATGCGCGTTGTCCCAATTGAGCAGCCGGTTGAAGTGCGGCCATTTCACCTGTGACGTGCCGCTATCAACGTCGATGACGACGCCAGCCGCACAGTTTTCGTTGCCGGCTTCCACAACCCGGTCACCGGGCAGTGGTGACCAAGGTGAGAGTTCATCGGCTCGGTAAAAGCACTCTTCATCGCGTTCGGTTCGCGTGACCTCGTAGCCCTTTTCACTGCCGCCGATGACGCAAACGATCCCGTCCGACGTTCGGGCGTAAGCGCCAACCTCAAAGAGACACGGCTCCTCGCCACCGGAAACCGGTGCATCAACATGCATATTCATCTGGATTCCCTCACAGAAGACTCGCCGGAGCCTTCGTGGGAGGAACCTATCCAAAACGGCGACAAATAGCAAGTCCGTTTTCAGCTAAGTCATTGACATATAGGGCGAATTGCCCTATCAGCCAGCAAGGCGACTGTTGAATTCGCTCAAAGAAACTTCCGAATTGTCCAACTTCTCCGCGCATAAAATAAATTTTCGACCGCATCTGTCGCCACGCGGTCAAAAGAACAAATTGCGAACACTAGGCAAGCGTGGCACAATTGCCCGATGCCAGCTTCCACCAAAAGCCACCTCGCTCCGGACCGCCTCGAAGCGGCGGCCGATCATGCAATTGAGGCATGCGGCGGCGACGCACGGGAAGCGGTGAAGGCGCTGATTGTCGCCAACGAATTCCTTGAGCGACGCCTAGAGGAGCTTGCTTCGCCGGGCTACGCGCGGGGCCGTGTGCTGCCGCGCGATCGAAAAGATTGGTACGATTGAGAGGGCTTTATGGATAATTGTCCGATTTGTGGTGCTGAAGCCGAGAGACTTCCCAAGACTGGGGACTCGGAGGGCTTTGATTGCTCGCGGCATGGCAAGTTCAAAGTCGCCGACAGCGTCTTTGCCATTGAAACCAATGGACGATGGGAAAGCGCGCTTGTGAAAGCAAAAGCCCGCGCCAAGGTTGACGAGCTGCCTCTGATCATGACCTACGATTTCTAACATGCCCACTGACGCGCAAAACGGGGCCATTAGGCTGTACTTGTCTATCCTCGAAGAAACAAAGGTCAGAATAGATTGCATCAACGTGGCCTTGAGCGGTCGGACCAACTTGCCAGAACGAAGCGCCATCGAATTTTGCTATCTGCAACTCCGCATGCTCTGCGAACTGACCGCGATTGGATGTTTGGTCGTTCACGGTGACATCGAAGGAACAAGGGGTAGGTCTACTCGGCGGAAACGCACACGTTGTGTGTGCACTCGCCGACGGGAACGGACGCGCCAGCGTAAATTTTGCGGAGGCACCGATCCTTGGGCGATGAGCAGCCGGCAAAAGCTTTCTTTCGGATAGGCCCCCTGGCGATCATCATCACGGCCGTCGGTGCCCGTGGAGGCCCAAGGTCCGGGCACAACTCCTCTCTCAATGCCTAATCAAGCTTGTACGCGTTGCTCAACCTAAGGTAACGTAAGTCAACCAACGGCCGCAAAATGCCTCGCCGCATCGCCGACATTTCAGAAAGGGGGGGCTAAATGCCCAAAAAACGAGTCTTCATCAGCTTCGATTACGATCACGACGAAATATTGAAAACGTTTCTTGTGGGCCAATCGAAAAACGATGACACCCCTTTCGAACTAGCGGATTGGTCAATCAAAGAACCGCTTTCAGGAAATTGGAAGGACAAAGCTCGGCGCCGCATAAAGGGCGTTGATTTGGTTGCGGTCATCTGTGGTGAGCACACTGATACTGCCACTGGCGTAAGTGCCGAAATCACAATAGCGCAAGAGGAAAAGATTCCGTATTTTCTGCTCAACGGTTATTCTGGCACTGTATGTAAGAAGCCCAAAGCCGCCAAAGACAGCGATAAAATCTATAAATGGACGTGGGATAACCTAAAATCCCTAATCGCCGGGAACCGCTAACGTGCGTCGCGCCCTTTGTGTTGGTGTCGACGAATATGAGTTCGGTGCGCTTCGTGGGTGCGTGAACGATGCGAAGCGTTTGAGCACATTGTTGAGTAGGCATGCCGACACTAGTCGCAACTTCGACTGCAGAACGATTGTCGCGCCCATTGGTGACAAAAACGTTGTTACACGACCAGTTCTGCGGGACCAGTTGCATCAGTTGTTTGACGAGCCGGCAGACGTCGCGCTGCTTCATTTTTCGGGTCACGGTACTATCAACAATCTAGATGGCTATCTCGTGACACAAGATGCTGCAACGTATGACGAGGGCGTTGCAATGAGCGATGTGCTGAAGCTGGCGAACGACTCAAAAGCTAAAGAGATAGTGGTTTTACTAGATTGCTGCTTTTCCGGCAGATTGGGTAATCCGCCAATCGTGGACAACACTAAAGCTATCCTCCGCGAAGGAATTTCTATCTTAACAGCAGGCCGAGGCAATCAACCGTCGGTGGAAACCAGTGGCGGTGGAGTTTTTACCTCTCTTGTCATTGATGCCCTAGAAGGGGGCGCCGCGAATTTGCTCGGACAAGTAAGTGCTCCAGCAATTTATGCGTTTGTCGAAGCTGCGCTTGGCGCGTGGGATCAACGTCCCCTATTTAAAGCGCACCTGTCGAACGTCCTTGAATTGCGCCGGAGCACTCCACCGATCCCGCGTACTATTTTGCAGAATTTGCCAAGCATCTTTCCGCTTCCAGCGGAAGACCATGCACTTGACCCGTCCTTCGAAAGCACGTCTCCGATCGCGATACCCGCCAACGTTGATCGGTTCAACGATCTACAAGCACTGTATCGAGTTCATCTGGTTGCGCCGGTCGGAGCCATCCACATGTACAATGCGGCTATGGAATCGAAAGCTTGTCGACTGACGGCGACAGGCCGATACTATTGGCGCCTGGCAAACGATGGCAGGATTTAGCGTTTCTGGCAGGGCCTACCCGCTTGCTTTAGTCCATTCTTCGTATTTCCTTTTCGATGGGATTGATCTGTACGATTCTGCAAGGTCTTTTTCCAGCGTAGTGCACGATGTCGGCTGTACCACCAAGCCCGTCGGCTGGCTTGCCGTCCCAAATTGCAAACAGGACGTTCGAGTTATCGACCACATATTTTCCGGCTTCGAAAAATGCGCGGTGCGAGTCGCCGCTCCATTTGAGCTGAACTCGCTGCGACCTGCCAAGAAGGCGCCGATACGTCGCCAAGTCGGGGCCTTCAAAATACCGCTCGTAACCGGCGAGCGGTAGGACTGCTATGTTGGAGATGCCGAGGCTGAGGACAATCTCTGCAAATATCTGATCGCTTCCCACGGCAAGCGAAGAATACGCTTTAACGATCCGCTCCGACTTGACGATTTCACTTCGCAACGAAGAGGAAACCCACTCCCAATCAATACCCGGTCGACTTTGGTGACCGCTGACGCCAATCGCTAGCCCGGCAGATGTTGTCATGTCTCAGATTCTATCACAGCAGTTAAATCCGGCCTTCCGGAGGGTTTGAAGTAGGTTGGTTCGCGCTGATTATCACGTTCAAGGTAGCGGAGTTCTCGGAAGCAATCTGCCCCTCGCACCGCTCAACAAACAACAAGAATGCGTCCTCGGGAGACATGTTCCTATAGGGACCCTCGCCAGTCTGAAATAAGAACTTTTCACGCGATAGGAATTGTTCAGTCGACCGATAATTCTTCCACTGGTCCCCGAAGTGGTACACTCCATCAAGCGCGACCGAAATACTGACAAGGAGGCTAAGGACGGTGATTACGCCCGTCCGGTATGCATCATATGCAGCGAAACTGACGTTAGCGCTGATCGGTACGATGAGCGCTCCCACAACAGAAGCGGTCTTCAATCTGAGATACGCGCTTTTCGCAGAAACCGCTTTCTTGTCGTACCAATCTGCAAACTGATTAACTCTTTGCCCAATATACTCATCAGCGGTCATGCTCTTGAACACGTTGTCCTCCCCAAACGGCAACATTCAGGGTCAGGTTAGCGACCTATGGTTGATCTTGGCAAGGTTCATCAGGCGCCCCGTGACTGGGCGAAGGTGACGCGTCTCCCTAGACAACGTTTGTTACGCAAACGCCAATCCGTTCGCCCATTCTTCATTTACGTATGAACTCGACACGCTAGCGTTTGCTGCCGCGCGGCCGGTCGACATGATCGCAGCCACAGCCGGATCGATGCGGTCGATAGATTTTGCCTTGTGAGGTCGACGGTTGCCGCTAGCGTCTTCCATGAACACGAGGTTGCCGACTGCCCACCGCAAGATGGGATTACCGCCGTGCACAAGCCGTCGTTCGAATAGAGCTTTTTCGAACTCGATCACAGGCGCCGCAAACGTAGCAAGGTTTTGCGGAAATTCACACACCGGCAGGCCGTCTTCCGCAAGCGAGTCCATCATCTGCCGTGCCGACCATCGATCGAAGGCGATTTCTTGAACGTCGAATAGCTCGCACATCTCGCGTATCGCTGCTTCAACAATGGCAAGGTCTACCGTGTCGCCGGGGGTAGCAGTCAAATATCCCTGATCCCGCCACAGAACGTACGGCACGTGATCCACGTCGGAACGCTTACGAATGCCTTCTTCTGGCGCGAATGACCGAACGTGAAGGGCATAGGTATTGTCATTGGCCGGTGCGGGCATTTCGATCGTTGCGGATACCGCGCATAAGTCCGTCACTTTTGACAGGTCGACGCCAATCCACACTTTGCATCCTTCAAGGTCTACTAGATTGAAGGGCGCTTTACCTTCGTCCCAAACGGCAAGATCGAATGCCGGCTCTGCTGCGCCATCCAACCACATGCCAAGATGCAGCCGCTTGAACACCTCACGCTGTGCGGGCCGGTGCTCTGACTCACGAACGAACTTCCGTAGACCGTCGATATCCGGATAGCCATGGGCGAGGCCAGGATTCGTATCCCGCCACACCTGTTCGTCCCGCCAATCTGCATCGGCATCGGCCTGAAACAGAATCGGCAGGAACGAGTCGTCGACTACAGAACCATCCGCAACCCGTTTCGCGTATTCGTACAAGTCCCAAGCTATTGTGGTCTGCCCAACGCCTGCAGTTGTGGCGATGAACAGAAGCGAGCCGGGGGTCTTGTTCAGACCCGACGTAATCGCATAGTACAAATCGCCTTTCCGGAACTCGTGTAGTTCGTCGACGAACGCAAAGTTTGGAGTTCGGCCATGCGCGGTCGCAGCATCTGCCGACATGGCTCGGTACTGGGCACCGGACTTCTCGTGAGTAATCCTGTTGTTAGTCGACTGAACCCGGGTTGCCTCTACCAATCGGGGGTGGACGGCAATCATACCGGCCATTTCGTCCAGGGTGAGCCGGGCCTGATCTCTGTCGTTGGCGATGGAGACGGCAAGCCCTTGCGGAACGCGCTCCGGCCCAACGGTGTGTAGCAACTCGATTGCGGCGGCGAGGGTCGTCTTCCGATTGCCGCGGCCGATCAGCATGAAAACTGTTTTGATGCGGCGCTGTTTGTTCGGGAGCGTATCGCCGTAGATGCGACGTACAATCCGTTCCTGCCACGGATCAAGCTGGAAAGCCTTCCTAGGCTGATCGCTTTTCGGATGGCGGAGAGCCCTGATAAACTTCACGGCGCGCTCGCCGTAGCCGTGAGGGTCGGGCAGTGGGCTGTCGTTAAATATCCACTCCAAATTCGTCTTCGTTGTCATCGTCGGTAGCGCCGCCCTTGTTCTTTGACCGGCTGGCAGGCGTGATCCCGCATTCGGCCGCGAGCCGTCGTGCGGCCTCGATATTCTCTTTATGGATTGTGGTTTCCGGTCGTCGCTTGGACTCGCCGGTTGGGCTGATGAATGTCAGGCCGTGTTTCTGGATTACCGCTTCGCATTCGCGGATGCGTGCCACCGCAATGCAATAGGACTCGACGGTCGATAATTCGTGTGATGCGAGGCTACGGGCCTTCACCAATGCCGGCACGACGCGTGCCCATTCTTTCTTGGCGAACTTCGGCAGCCACGTAGGGGCTGGTGGAGATTTATCGAGTGCGCCGGGCAGGACGGTTATGGTAGGCTTACGGCCTCGCATGTTGCTGGTCTTTCTGATGAGCGCCGTGGTTGATTGGGGGAAACGTGGCTCGACAAAGCATCGACGATCTGATGGCTCTCAAGCAGCGAAGGGGCCGAAGAGGCGGTCGATTTCCAGACCAAGATTCTGTCCGCCAACTTCGGGAAGCATGGGAGGCGTGCGTCAACCCAAGAGACCTGTTCGCAAGTCTCCTGCCAGCACGACTCGTCACGTTGACTGAAGTGTTTTGTCGGTACTGGATACAGAAGCTGATTGACCACGGTCTGCCATACGATGAGCGCGCGATCGATCTAAAAGTTAACATCAAATACGACCTGCCTCTAATACGCAGCCTTCAAGGCCAGAAGATGAGCGTAGGATTTCTGCTGTCTCACAACGTAGCGCTTTCTGAGATCGCAACAATCAATGCGATTTTTTCGACTCTGATCGGCACAGACTTCTTTCAGTGGCTTGCGAAAGTGCAGCCTAGACTGATGTTCGATCACGATCCCCTTGGCGATGACAGGATCGTCACCGACATCATAAAACTGAAACGAGTGATCGCACGACTATTCGAGGTGAGACATATCTTAGTTCATGAGTTCCCCGAGGAGCAGCCGTTAGATGTCGCCGAGATTGATGAAATGATTGAGGCTGTCGACACTTTCATCAACGCCGCAGACGAGGGATTCAGCCAACTGCTTCATGGACTTTACCCGGTCAATCAACAGGACATGAATCGAGCGGCTCGGGAAGCAAGTAGGGCCGTTGATCAAGAGCTTGAGAAACTGATCAATGAAGTTGCGAAGGGCTCACAGAGCGAAACGATCCGGCAAGTCCAGCAAGCGTGGCGTGCCTTTGCAGAGGCGGAGGCAGAGCGAAGCGCAGAAGATTGGGTCGGCGGTACTGGGCATCCACTCGTTTATTACTCTGCACTAAGGGCGCTTACATCCGACAGGCTGCATCAACTTCAGACGTGGGTCGAAGAGATGCTGCAATCGTGAAAGCCGCTGACGGGGTCAGCCTAAAATCTCCAATTCGGCGAAATACCGAACTTGAGACCCATGCGGTCTATGCTCCCGTTAAGCAAAGTTTACGTGGCACTCCCGGGGGTGACCGAAGCCACCATCCTGTTTCGCTGTCTTCCTTGAGTGGCAGCGATGGCAGAGCCAATGCAGGTTGGCGGCATCATCGGTGCCACCCGCGTTACGGGCCACCTTGTGGTCAAGGTGATAGCCGGGCCTCCACGGGCTAGCGCAGGACGTACAGGGCGTGTGCGGCGTAGAGCGACGCAGAGCCTGCCAGTCCGTGCCGTAGCCTCTGGCGCTCGCGCTGGGGCGTGCAGCTTGCCTTCGCCTCTGGCAGGCGCACAGCGTGCCACCTGACACCCTAAAGCCGCAGGGGCAGATGCGTGCGTGTTTCATGAAACTCGTCTAACTGAGTACCCGCTAATCGGGATGGGAATGACAAATGGCGACGCCTGCAGAAGTGGCTGACTGGATGCTAGCTGAGTTAGAAAGGCGCGAGCCAAATGGCCTTCGTCAGCATGATGCAGCGATAGCCATCGAACAGCATTTCGGTGACGAGTATGTCTATCGAAATGCCAACTTCAATCGCGCGATAGAAAAGTCGGTATTGGCGGCATTCCGGCATATCACGCGGGACACCGTCGTATGGGACCGAAGCCGGCGACACTGGCGATTACGACGACCTAACGACTCTCCCGGCAGGCGAGAGTATTAGAACCGGACTGGCTCGCATTACGTCCGTGCGTGGCCAGCCCGTTTCCGAATTGGTGGCTAGTGCGGGGATGACGCACTAGCCGTGACCCTAGGCGAGGATTTTAGACCCGCTAGTGTCAATGGATATTCAAGCCACCCGGTTAAACAGGTCAGGGGCGGGTGACTCCGGCTATCCAAGCCTTTGCCCTTCCCCTGAATTACTGCGGCGGGTTCGGCGTCGGGGCGGACGCCGGATGGCCCTGCACCCACATGCCCGCAAGGAAGATGTTGCCCGCGTCATTGCCGGACGGCGTGACAGTGGCCCTGATATACCGGCGTGATCCGACGTAGCCCAGCTTACGACACTCGTTGTCGTCATCGAACTGGAAGGCTGCGAGTAGTTCGGTGCCGATAAGGTCGATATCAGCAACCGCGGTCGCACCGGCCATGCCGGAGTCGTTCGACTCTTCCAGAAGCACAACGGTGGTTACATTCGTATCCGTTTCAGTGCCCGTCACAAGGGCGAGTGTTGCGGAGCCGTAGCCGAACGTATCAAGAATGGTCGACACGATGGGCGTGTTGAGGTTGGTAAGGGCAGCTACCGGCGCAATCGCCGGCTTGAAATGCAAATTGTTGGCGCTATCGCGCATGTATAAATCCTAAAAATAAACTGGAAATGTGCCGGGGATAGTGAATCCCCGGCGAAGCACTTAGGTGGAGCACTTCAGTTTGCGGATTGCTTCCACCTTGCCGACACCACCAGCAACGCGGCGGCGGCCGTGAAATCGGGTCATACCGTTTGTTGCCTGCGAATACGGGTCGCGGAGGACACTCAGGCTAACGCGATCAAAGATGCGGTACCCCTGCTGGAAATCGCCGAAGATGACTGGGAAATTCCCGGCGACGCCGATATCAGGCATGTCCGGCATTTCGATTACGGGTCGACCAAGGATCGTCGTGATCGGCACATTAGCAATGCCACTCTGCGAAAGCAGATAATTTCCTTGTCCATCTTTCAGTTTGCGAACATATCCGAGCGTAGCGGAGTTCATGCCCCATACTGCATTAGCGCGATAAGGCGTCTTTACCGCGTGGTAGAGGTCCAACAGGCCGTCCGCAGTGAGCGCAGTTGGAGTACCGGAGACTGTGAACGCAATCCCGCTATCCTGCATGAAGCCGGACGGCTGCAGGGCCGAGGCTCCATTGACGAACGCCTTACCCTCTTCGTAACCGAACTCCTCTCCGAATTCGAAACTAAGAAGTGAGGCAACGTCGAAGCTTGAGTCTTCCAACATCGAATTGCTGACATCGACGTACGCGGCAAGTTCAAAAACCGGATAGCGGGACTGGCCGAACGTAACAGTAGTCTCAGTGCGCGGGCCTGTCTCACCAACCCACGATGCGGTCATGCCACCGGTACGCTTGGGCCAAAGAACGGCGGGAGAGCCGGTCGGAAGAACACGGGCAACCTGCCGCACGGGTGAGAACAGCACGACGTTGCGATCAAGTTCGGTGTTGAACTGGTCAGGGGCCAGGTATCCGCCAGCGGTGTTGTCAGACACCCGCAGTGACTTAACTTCCTCGCCCATCGCTTCCGGGCCGCGCCGAATGAATTTTTCGAACGCCTTGGTCTCCGCGGTCGGTTCCTTGTTATCGTTCGCCGCCGCCCCCGGACGGTTCAGACGCAGTTCAAGAGCATCGGCCCGCTTCTTTTCAGCGGCGATGTTGTCATTTGCCGCCTTAAGTTCGCCTGTGAAGGCGGTCATCTTGGTATCGAAGGCGGCGTTCAGCTTAGCGATTGCTGCCTCGATATCGTTGCTGTCGTCTTCGGCCTTGGTCTCAAGTCGCAATAGATTGGTATTCAAAATTGTAGTTCCTAGTGAAGTGCCGCAGTGGCACGGTTGATAGCGGCCACGAGGCGGGAAAAATCCGTACTCTTGACGCGTGAAATGGTGGCAGTTGGAAGCATCGGGAAAGTGACGACGCTGATTTCGTGAAGCTCAAGTTCGCTCAGCAGGCGAACCTTCTTCGTTTGATCGAAGCTTTCTTTCTTGGTCCTGTAGCCGATAGATAGTCCATCGAGAGCGCCAGCCTTGAGGAGAGCGTAAGTCTCGCGCCCCTTCACCGTTTCCAAAATCAGATGGCCGGTCGCTTTGAGGCCGCGCGAGTCTTCGACAATCGATGTCCAAATGCCGATGGGCTCCGAACTGTCGTGGCCACGTAGCATTTTCACTTTGGCGGCCGGCTTCGCTTTCAACGATTTGGTGAACGCGCCGGGCTGAACAGAGTCACCGCCAAGATCGGTTACACCGAACAGGCTGGCGTAGCCGGTAAACGTCCCGTCTTCGGCAATCGCCTTAACGTCGAACTCGAAACAATTGCCTGTTTCCTTGGTGGTGGTCATGCTGCTACAGCATCCTTTGGTTTTACATTGTCGTTTGCCGGTACAGCCGTGCCGGGTGGATCGTTCAGGACGTTGCCGCCTTCGATCGGTGGGCGGTTCTCAAGGGCACGGGCTTCATTTGCCGTCATCCAAGGGCCGCCTACAGCCTTGCTGTAGCTCTCGGTACGGGCCGTTAGGTTGGCCCGGGTAAGTGCCCCGGTATCGAACTCAATATACGATGTAGAGCGTTGCTCCGGCGTCAGCAGTGCTCGTTCTAGTGCGCCCTGCCATTGCTCCAACCAGCCAATCAGACAGTAATCCAAGAACGACTGGTTCATGTCCACGGTGTTAGACCATGTCGCGCGGCCCAGCTCCGAAAGCAGATGCGGTGGCACACGGAAAGCGCGGCTGATTTCTTCAATCTGGAACTTGCGTAGCTCCAAAAACTGCATGTCAACGCTGTTGAACGTGAGAGGCTGAAAGTCAGTCTCACTGTCGAAGATTGCCGTTCCACCGGACGTGCCCGCGTTATGGCTGGCTTGCCATTGCGCTTTAATCCGCTGTAGCTGAACCTCGTTTAGCTTGGCGCCCTTGAACTTCAGGATTCCACCGGGCCGGGCTGAGTTGCCCATCAGCTTCGCAGCGTGGGCCTCAAGGGCAGATGCCAGGGCGATCGCCTCGCGGGCGTGCACGATCGGAGCAACACCGTTCAAAGCCTGAATGTGAATGATCTGATCGTAGCCGTACGGTCGCTTGCCGCCGGTTGTCTGTGTTACCTCGTATGTCGGCTCGCCGCTTGATGGATCAATCTTCACCGTTGTCGACGAAGGCGCCAGCCGCAGGATTTCCTTGGGTTCACCACCGACCTTATTGACGAAGCCGAACGCATGGCCGTGCAAGAGAACGTCAACCTGAGCCTGCTTGCGGAACTCGAATGACGAAGTCCAAGCGTTCGGCTGGTCGTGAATCAACGAGTAGAGCGGATTAGCGGTATCGCGTTCCTTGGTGTCGCCCTTGCGGCTGTAAAGGTGCAGCGGGAGCGCAGCAACTGACTCCGCGATCACGCGAACCGCGGCGTTCACGGCAGGAACCTTCAAAGCTGTTTCCGGACCAACGTTGACACCGGACAGTGTCGGACCACCGCCAAACAGTGCGGCTAGCAGCGGGTTGTTCAGGTCGTAGGTATCTGACTTTGTCTGGAACCACTTGAGCGGGTTAAACTGCATACTGGCAGCCTCGAATTCCCAAGTCCGCACCGATCTGTGCAATCACGCGGCCAGGAATCTCGATTGAACGCCGCACGTCCATTACGGCGTGCAGCTCCATCAGTGTATCGGCTGAGTAAAAATGTTCCGTGTGACCGTCGCGATCCTCGAAAACAATTTCTTGCCACGTCTGAACAATGCGAAGCGTCTTGTCAGCTTCGTCGCGATCACCGGCCCAAATCTTGGTAACCCATGCTTCAAGCGCGGCGCCGGCCCGGATGTGTTCGGCTTCGACCAACCTTCGTAGGCCGGAATATCGATTTACGGTGGCTGGGGCGTGCCGGACTTTGTCCGCGGAAAGGGCCAGGACAAGGTTTACCAAATCGCAGGGGCGAGCGCGGGCGTAAGCCGAACCCTTGGCGAGCGGAAGCAGCCCAGCGTTTTGAATCTCGCGGGCTCGCTGGTTGGTATAGGTGGCTGGTAGCTTGCTTCGCTCATGCGTCGCGCGTACCAGATCGGGAACGGTGCCCGTCATGAGGGAAAATCCATTTTCTAAAATCGCAGTTCGTTAGTTCAAAAAAAAGCAGCGCGACCGCCGAGAAGGGGGAGGCGGTGCGCTGCTGAAGGTAGTTTTGAGAATTGAAAGTAGGAAAGCGTCGAAACGCCAATCCATACTTTCAGTGTACCACGCTAGGCGGTGTGGGGTGTCGACACCCAAGGTTCAGCTAGTCTCACCGGCCCGGGGGCTTGATTTAGGTAAGACTTTCCACGTTGTGGATGAGGCACGGCCGGACGTGTGATCGCAAACGTTCCAACCATGGGCATGACAAATCGAGGAGACTCGCCGGTTCGTTCAATCCTATCTAGCTTCTCGTAGAACCTTGTAAGTTGACGCAGCGCCGCTAGGATCATGGCTTGGCCAGACGCGCTTGCCGGTGCACGGGTATTGTGGCGGCCTGATTCGGAACCGACCATTTGTGCGGTCCAGTAGTCCACCAAGACGCGCTTCAGCACTCTGAACCCATCGCACAGATAATCCTCCGCGAGGGCGACTACCTGACGGGCATGAATAAAACGAGCATGTGGGGTCTTTGCTGTTGGGTCTTCCGTGAACGGACAAAGCGGCTCGCCCAGCGCAAGGGCGAGATGGATTCTGAACAGTTCGGCATTCTCCCAATTTCTTCGATTTTCGTACTCGTTGTCCCCTAGCTCTTGCCGATCCGCCATATCCTTTAGCGGATACGGCAGCGGCCTATTATCGTTTGCAACAGGCGGAAGTCGGCCGTTGTCGCAGAAATTTGCTACGGTCTCGACAGGCAGGGGCTTGTTAGGGCGAAAGTTGACGCGGGGGCTGGTTAGCTTACCGTCCAGCGAGACAACGTTATGGTCCCTCTGCCTTGGTGCTGGCGCCGCAACTAATTCGCCCGTGTCATGATCGCGCTGTAAAATTGTCTCTGCCGGCCGCTCATCGCGGACCACATCTGAAATTGTTCTTGCCATGTTACTTTCAATTCAATGCTCAAAAAATATCCCGCTGCCGTTCTGGCTAGTCGGGTCGAGTCGCAATAAATCGCCGCTCCGCCAAACAGCAGGCAGTGACGTCTCCTATGGTTTGATTGTCCCGGTGACCGAAAATGCGGCCGACAAACGCGGGTCGATACCGACTCCGCAGTAATAGTGCTACTAACCACAAAACGGTACAGAAAGCAAGTCGGTTTCAGACTTTATTTGGTCTGTCAAGACCTATTATGCCGAATGTGACATATTTGTTGGGTGGCTGTTTGTTGCTCTAAAACCACCGGGACACCGGGACACACTAAGGTGTGTGTCCCTGTTGTCCCGCTAGGAGGGTCCGGGACAATTGGAAATGTCCCGGGGGACAATCAATTTTGTCCCGCTGGCCAGAACCATTCCCCCACCGTTTCGACTTCCTTTGCTGTCGTAAGGTCGAGAACAGCCCGACTGAAGCGCCGCTTCAGAGCGTCTTCCTTGATATCAGGCTCTTTAGCCCGCACGTCGGCGTAGAACCGCACCCGCCATTGTTCGCGGCTGGCCGTTACAACGCCGTCAGGAAAGCCCGGTGCGCCGTCTGGCGGGGTTTCACCGTCCTTCTCTATGGCCCGCTCCAACGCATCCAGAGCCTTGCCTGTGTTGCCCTTGAGGTTTGACCCGTCGTGCTTCGCGCCATCAACCTGCACCACCACGGGAGCATTCGTCACGTTGCCATCCGCGTCCTTGCCAAGTTCGACGGAGTCCAGCCGGAACGAGGTTATGTCACCCTCGTCGCCGTCATTCGCCCCGGTGCATTCAAGCTTGAACACCTTGGCCAGCCCCTTACCGACAACACTGACCCCGTACGAAACGTCGACAGCGCCATCAAGATCAACAGCGCCCTTGCCGCGGTCACCAACCCAACCGGAATGGTGAATAGCGGCAACGTGAGAGCCCGTGGCTCGCGTTAGTTCATCGGCCGATTGAATGAACCGTTGCATGTCCTTCGAACTGTTTTGGTCGCCAGCGCCGAACGTACGCGTGACCGTGTCCAGGATCACGAGACTACAGGGCAGGCCACTCTTTACCTCGCACTGTTTGATGGCGGCGGATAGCGCCTTGGCGTCAACAAGTCCCGCCGTCAAATCCAGCCTGCCACCCACAACGGCAAACGGGATGTTGATCATGCCATGCATCTTCCGCCACGCCGCAACGCGCCGTTCGGTCAGAGCCTTACGCTCTGCGGCAAAGAAAACTACCAGCCCTTGTTTTACCGCTCTGCCATGCCATTCTTTGCCTGCCGCGATGTGGCAGCCAATGTCACACAGCAATACGCTCTTCGCGGTCCCGGGCTTTGCGACCCATAGCGAGAACTCGCCAGCACCGATAACGCCCTTTACGATTTCCTCTTTTGCAGGCGACTTGTTCACATCATCGAACCACGTGACTTGGAATCGATCGTTGTCGTTGGCGGGTTTTGGAACGTAGCTCGACCAAACTTCACTTCTCGTGATGAGAGTGTCTCGGCCCTGATGGAATACGCTCAAGACCTCTGGCCATCGGTCTTCATTCACCTTGTGAAGGTCCAGATTCACTTCCAGTAAGTGTCTGCACCTGTGGTAGGCCAGCAGATTGCCGGCGTTGAGCATGCCAAGTTGCAGAGCGGCGACGCAGGCGTCAGCGAGGGCGGGGCCTTTCCATTGTCCGAGAATTGTTCGCGCGGCCACTTCACCGTTTTGATGAAGGCGAGCAGCGGCAGGTTGGAGCGCGAGAGCGGGAGTAATCTGAGACGGCATCATACGCTGCACCCCGATCAACGGCGGGTCAGGCTGCAGTGTAGGCTCTCAAGCCACGCCGTGAAGTCGGAGGGCTTCTCCTTGAATCCGACGAGTCGATTTGTCTCGCTTATCGCGGACAGGCACGCTGCGTCGTCCTGAACTAGGGGTGCAAAACGCGTCCACTCGTCATCCGAGACGCGAATCGCTGACTCCAATTCTAGGAGTCGCTTTGCTGCATCCGCGTTGCGGATATCGTGCGCAAATCTCTTGGCGTTGTTGTCACGCCATTTCGCGGTGACTTTGAACTGCGTGGAAAGGGTAGAGACAAAAATAGGTTTGTTGTTCATTATACTTTTCAGGTTGGTGGTGACGCCGCGCAATTGCGGCAGTGACGCAGCGCTTAAAATGCCGGGCGCTGCGGGCCGGGTTGGGCAGGGGGTGACTATGGATAAAGCAGAGTTCATCAAGCTGGCGCCGAAGTACTATGCGCTAGCGATCGCGTTGCGATTCTCGAAACACGACAGCGCTCAAACTCGTCAGTCGATCATGAATGAGTTCATGGTTCATGAGGAGGACGGCCCGTCGGAGGGCTCCTATTGTTTGGTCGATGACTTCCCGATCTGGAACAGTGCAATTGCTTGGTTGGTTGGTCGCGACATGATCAGCTCGTTCACGGACCCTTTTGGGCCCCCCGTTTACATAAAGGGAGACACGTTCGACAGCCAGTGGAACGATTTGTGCCGCACCGAAAGTCCATTTGAGAACGCTGCGTTCAGCGGTGATCCGGGACGTTGGACGTATCAGGCCCTAGATGCAGTGTACCGTGAGTACATCAAGCTTGGCATGAGGCCGTCTGATTTCGAAGAGCCAGAGCGTGAGTGGTCGCCAATCCCATTGGAGAAAGATAATGAAGCTTTGCAGGCCGCGATTACGGCTCTGGACGAAACAATCACGGCTGTCGAACAGAGTAACGGATACGCGATCGACTACGCCGAGGAACGAAACTTTGTCCTCGATAACCTGCGGATGCTATCGCAGAAGCTAAAGACAGCCGGGACGATATCTCTTTCCTACGTTAGAACTCACGGATTGAGCGTTCTTAAAAGGGTTCAGGATCGGTTCATTGATACGTCGATTGGTGAGGGAGCGAAGCAAGCGACCGGTGCTATCATCCATTGGCTGCACCAAATCATAAATTACTTTGTATCTTAGGACCGGTGGAATCGTTTGCCTCCGTGCCAACAATTTTCAACACGTGCGCTTCCCACTTCGTAAGCGCCGCTAGCTTCTGCCGGAGGTAGTTTGCGTTGTTGTAGACCCGATCCATGTCCTTCTTGGAGTGATTCAGAATCGACTCGGAAACCTCGCCCATAACATCGAGGTCTTCCGACATGGTGGTCTTGCCGGTGCGGCGAAGATCATGGAAAACCCATGGGTCGTTGAACTTCACAATGTCATCAATCTTCTCTTTTAGATGCGTGTAGTTAGCAAAGCCGGTGTCCCACCTTCCAAACACCATCTTCCGGTCATCTAGCTTGCGCGATAACAGAATGTCGTGAGCGAGCGGGGCGAGGGGAATTATGTGCTTTCCGCCCTTCTTATTCTTGACGCGCTTCTTCGGAAACTCAACTCGTCTCTCCGCGAAATTGATTTCGGCCGCCTTTAGATCGCCTATCTGGTTCTCCCGCTGCAGGGTCAAAATCATCAACTTAACTACGTCGCGCTCGTCGTCGGAAAACACCTCGCTGGCAAGTGCCTGCCATAGACGCTGCAGTTCACTGCTGCTCAATTCACGATCGCGCTGAACCTCGGGCGCCTTGTTGGTTTTGTCGACGGGGTTGTGTTTGCAGAGCCCCTCACCAATAGCCCAGTTGAAAAACTTCGACAGGGCTGACCGCGAACGGTTCATGGTCGTGGTGCCGATCTTGCGTATACCGGCCAGTTCGCCGGCTACGTTCTCAATCTCGATATCGTCCAGAGGCAGTCCGTGTAATCCTTTGAAGTGGACTTCCAAGGCGCGCTTGTTGTCGTTGTAGTACTTGGTGGCCCATTCGCCTTTGAACGCGGCTAGGAATGGATCAATGTATCGATCGAACGTCTGTGACGCCTTGGCAGCCGCTTTGGTGCGTTGCGTAGCAGGGTTGATCTTAGCCGCGACCATGTCGAAGATGCGCTTGCCGTGAGCCTTGGCGTCGGACAGGGTGACTTTGGTCACGTTGCCCAGCGTGGTTCTTCCCGATTTCTTTCCAACCCGGTATTGGGCGACGTAGTATTTCTGCCCACTACCGCGAACGCGGAGCCCAAACCCCGGCATGGATTCGTCGAACTCGATGTGGTCCTTTTTACCGGCCGGCGCTTTAAATGATCTGACGGTAGCTTCGGTGAATTTCACGATGGCCCCACGGATTGGGAAGCATATGGGAAGCAT